GAGGGTGCGGTTGTGAGGCGGCCGCGGCTTGGCGCGCTGCGTTATCGGGCGCGGCTCGAGGCGCCCGTCTGCGGCGGTGAGGAGGGCTGTACTGCCGGTATTGCGTGGGAGCCAGTGGCAACCCTGTGGGCCGAAATCAGATCTCTTTCGGGTCAGGAGGTGTTTCGCGCCGATAGCATTTCCGCATTTGGAACTTACGAAGTTCGCATTCGCTTCCGGAACAATATCACGCCGCACATGCGCTTCGTCATCGGCGACCGCGTCTTCGATATCCGGGCCGTCCGAGACATGGACGGGAGGCGTCGTTCTCTCACCTGCCTTTGCGAGGAGCAATACGCGTGAAGGTATCCATTCGCATCCACGGACTTGGCCGAAAACTGGGAAACTCAGCCGCAAGGTTTGCTGATTGGGTTCGGCTCCAAGCAACGCGGCGTGTGATTCAGGCGCATGTCGAAGATCGAAATGAGGGGCAGAATGGGTTCAGCCAGTCGGGCACTTCAAGCAGCAATCCAGGACGTTCTCAGTCGAGATGAAGGCCTTCGCGCAGCGCTCGGTGGGGTGCGTATCTACGACTACGTGCCCCGAAAGGTCGATTTCCCCTACCTGACGTTCGGCGAAATTTCGGTGCGCAACTGGAGCACAGGAACGGATCTGGGGGAAGAACACAGCATCACATTCCATATTTGGTCGCGCGCAGCAGGTAGAGGGGAAGTTCATGACATTGCGAGCGCAGTTCGAGCGGCCCTGCACGACCGCCAACTCATCATCCCCGGACATCGGCTGATCAATCTTCAGCACGAATACTCGGAATCAGGGCGCGAGAACGATGGTGAGCATTTCAAAGGACTGGTCCGCTTCCGGGCCGTGACCGAGCCTTTAGGCTGACATACCTAGGGAGAGCTTCACGAATGGCAGCGCAGAAGGGCAAGGACCTATTACTCAAGGTCGATTTTGATGGCCTCGGCACTTTTGAAACCGTTGCGGGCTTGAGGTCCCGGAGCATCGCATTCAATGCCGAAACCGTTGATGTCACACACCAGGAATCCGCAGGCCAATGGCGGGAGCTGCTGGCCGGAGCTGGTGCAAAAAGCGCGCGTATCACAGGCGCCGGAATCTTCAAAGACGCGCCTTCGGATGCCGCGGTTCGCGAGATCTTCTTCAACGGAAGTATTCGTTCCTGGCAGGTCATCATACCAGACTTTGGCAGAGTGCAAGGTCCGTTCCAGATCACCTCGTTCGAGCTGACGGGCCGACACGACGGTGAAGTAGCATTCGACCTTGCATTGGAGTCTGCCGGCGAGCTGACATTTTCGCCAATTTGAAGGGAACTGCAAAATGGCAAATCGGCACCGGGGAGAAATCGAAGCTTGCCTCAACGGCAAGACTTGGAAGTTGTGTCTTACGCTCGGCGCGCTGGCTGAGCTCGAGGCTGCATTCGGCGACGAGGACATGCTCGCACTTGCGCAGCGCTTCGAAAAAGGACGGCTCAGCGCGAATGATGCGGTTCGTATAATCGGAGCAGGTCTCCGCGGCGCTGGTCACGATATCGACAACGAACAAGTGAAGTCGATGCGGAGCGAAGGCGGTGTGCTCGGTTTCATCGATATCGTTGCACGTTTGCTTGCCGCCACATTCGGCGCGGCTGGCGACCAGGAGAATCCCTCGCGCTCGGAGGTGCGCGTGCCGGACCCTTTCCCTGGGACGATGTCATGAGCATAGGTTTAGGATTGCTGCGCCTCGATCCAACATCATTCTGGTCCATGACACCGCGGGAGCTCAGGGCTGCATTCGGCGCGATTACGGAGCGATCTCATGTCGAGCCGCCATCCCGCTCGGAGCTATCCCAATTGATTCAGAAACACCCGGACAGATGAGGCGGGCGGAAGAAAGCAAGGGGTGCATAATTGGCTCAATCCATCGAAACTTGGACCGTTGCCATCGATGCGGATACCACGAAGCTGCAGCAGGAGCTTTCGAACGCGGCCCGGATGGGCCGGCAGTTCAGCAATGCGCTGACAAACGCCTTCCACAGCGTCACACTGCGTGGCCGCGACTTGGGTGACGTTCTGAGATCACTGAGTCTCAATTTGTCGCGCATGGCCCTGCAGGCTGCATTCCGTCCCCTGGAGCAAGGCATCACTTCGCTCATAGGTAGCGCTCTCTCCAGCACCATCGCATTCGCGAAAGGGGGTGTTGTACAGAACGCGTTGCCAGTGCCGTTCGCATCGGGCGGTGTCATCGCCTCGCCCATAACGTTTCCTCTCGCGGGTGGACGAACTGGGCTGGCAGGGGAGCGCGGTCCGGAGGCGATAATGCCTTTGGCGCGCGGTCCCGATGGAAAGCTCGGGATACGGGCGCATGGTGGCGGGAGCGTATCAGTAACCATCAACGTAACCACGCCGGATGCTGACAGTTTCCGTCGCTCGGAGACCCAGGTTGCAGCAATGCTTGTGCGCGCCGTGGCCATGGGTCAACGCAATCTCTAGCCATTGTTCGAAGAGAGTTAGCGATGGCTTTCCACGAGGTCCGATTCCCCACCGAGATATCTCGCGGTGCCGTTGGGGGGCCCGAGCGGCGTACGGACGTAGTTGTACTCGGGTCAGGGCACGAAGAGCGCAACAGTCGGTGGGCCGACTCCAGGCGCAGCTATAATGCAGGCTATGGCATAAAGTGTCTGGATGACTTGTATACCGTGATCGCTTTTTTCGAAGAGCGGCGTGGAAGGCTTTATGGTTTCCGCTGGCGCGATCACGCAGATTGGAAATCCTGTCCGCCACAGCAATCGCCGTCCCCAATGGATCAACTTATCGGGATAGGCGATGGAGCGACAGCATCGTTTCAGCTGCGAAAGACATATGGTGGTGAACATGCACCATGGGTGCGCCTGATAAAAAAGCCAGTCGAGGGTAGCGCCCTCATTGCTGTCGATGGCGTACCCCAGGAGGAGGGGCACGCATTTGTAGTTGATCACCAGCGCGGAATCGTAAGCTTCGAGCCGGGGCATGTGCCGGCTCCAGGTTCGCGGGTAACCGCGGGTTTTGCATTCGACGTCCCAGTTCGTTTCGATACCGACAAGCTGGAAATCAATTTGCAAGGCTTCCAGCACGGTGCGATTCCCAATATCCCCATCGTTGAAATTCGCATATGAGAGCGCTTCCTCCCGGCCTCCAGGACCATCTGGATAGTGGCGCCACCACGCTTTGCTGGTGTTGGCGGCTGACGCGACGTGATGGAGCTCAGCTTGGTTTCACCGATCATGACCGAAATTTGCATTTCGATGGGACAACCTTCGAGGCCTCTGCAGGGTTCACGGCCACCGAAATGAAACAGAGTCTCGGGTTGAGTATCGACAACTTGGAAGTCGAGAGCGCCCTCAATTCGGAACGCCTGGCGGAGGAGGAACTCGCAGCCGGTCTCTACGACGACGCGCGCGTCGAGATTTTCCAAGTAAATTGGAACAACCCGGAGCAGCGCGTCTTGATGCGTGTTGGCAGCCTCGGAGAGGTGACACGCTCAGGCAAGAGCTTTCGGGCTGAAGTGAGGGGTCTTTCGCATTATCTTCAGCAGCCAAATGGTCGAGTTTTCCAATTCACCTGCGATGCTGACTTGGGGGACGATCGCTGCAAAGTGGACCTCAATTCCGGGCTATATCAGGGAGCAGGAACTATAGGAGCGGTTATTTCGGCCCGGAGCTTCCGAGTGGTCGGAGTAGAATCCTTTGCCGATCAGTGGTTTTCACGGGGGCTTCTAACGTTCGTGTCAGGGGGGAACAAAGGCTTTCAGGTCGAGATCCGGTCGCACCGGCTGTACAGCGGGGAAGCCATCGTCGAAGTCTGGCAAGAACCTGCAGGGCCGGTCGAAGAAGGGGACCAAGTGAAGCTTAAGGCGGGGTGCGATAAGCAGCTCGCGACTTGTCGAATGAAATTCTCGAATGTAGCGAATTTCCGCGGTTTTCCCCACATGCCGGGCAATGATTTCATCACATCGTATGCCCGCAGAGGCGGTAAGTAATGAATCGAGGCGTCAGACAGGTGGTGCGAGCCGATATTGTGCGAATCGCTCGCTCTTGGATCGGAACGCCCTATCATCACCAAGCTAGCGTTCAGGGTGTGGGCACCGATTGCCTTGGCCTCCTGAGGGGTATATGGCGCGCCCTCTACGGGCGAGAGCCAGGGTCGCTACCGTCCTACAGCCGAGATTGGGCGGAAGCCAGCGGGCGAGAAACATTGCTGGAGGCGGCCCGGAGATACTTGGACGAGGTCAAATGGGGTGATGGACGGCCCGGCGATGTCGTGCTTTTCCGGCTTAAACCTGAGTTCCCGGCGAAACACGTTGCTATTCTGACAAGCGAGACAAGCTTCATTCACGCCATGGAAGGCGCGCCCGTATCCGAAGTGCCACTCGTGCCATGGTGGCGAAAGCGAATAGCAGGTGTGTTTTCTTTTCCGGGGGTAATCGGCTGATGGCTACACTTGCTTTAGCTGCTGCGGGTGCCGCTGCGGGAAGCGCTTTGTTGCCCTCAGGCTTGACGTTGCTAGGTGCCACAATAGGTGGAGCAACGCTAGGGGCGCAGATCGGGGCACTCGCTGGCTCCTTCGTGGACCAAGCTCTGCTCGGCGGATCGGGGCAAAGTCGTACGTTTGCCGGACCACGTCTGTCTGATCTTAAAGTTACGACGTCCACCGAAGGTGCGCCCATTCCACGCGTATATGGACGAGCACGGCTCGGCGGCCAGGTGATATGGGCAACCGAATTCGAGGAGGAGGTTGTCACAACGGAAGCTGGCGGGAGCGGGAAAGGAGGCGGCAGCGGAGGCGGTTCCGCGAAACAGGTCGAATATCGCTATTATGCTAATTTCGCTGTTGCTCTTGCCGAAGGCGAGATTTCGGGGATTGGTCGCGTTTGGGCAGACGGAGAGGAGCTTGATCTCGGCGCAGTCACCTGGCGGCTTTACATCGGAACGGAGGATCAACAACCGGATGGCCTGATCGTAGCTCGAGAGGGTGCGGAAAATGCGCCCGCGTACCGAGGCGTCGCTTACATCGTGTTCGAACGGATGCCCCTCGCGGCCTATGGTAATCGGCTGCCGCAACTTTCGTTCGAGGTGTTCCGCGCGGTGGATGACTTTCACCGCGAGGTTCGTGGCATCGTCCTGATCCCGGGCTCGGGAGAATTCGTCTACTCTACTCAGGAGGTCACTCGCCGTGAAGCTAGTGGACTCCAAGTGGCTGAGAATGTCCATACGCGCCAGGGGGGGACGGATTGGACCGTCTCGGTAGACCAACTCGAATCATTTCTGCCCAATGCGAAATCCGTTTCCTTGGTAACCAGCTGGTTCGGAACCGATCTACGGGCCTCGCACTGCAAAATTCGGCCAGGGGTCGAGATAGCCAATAAGAGTACAAAACCGCTCAGCTGGAGCGTCGCAGGGCTTTCCCGTTCCGATGCGCACGTCGTGAGCCTGCACGAAGGCCGCCCGGCTTACGGAGGTACTCCGTCCGATCAAACCGTCGTGTCGGCGATCCGCGACTTGAAGATGCGTGGATTATCGGTGGTCCTCACGCCATTCATTCTGATGGAGGTGCCACATGGCAATGAGAAGCCGGATCCCTACAGAGCCGGCCAGCCGGGCCAGCCCGCTTACCCTTGGCGCGGCCGTGTTACGCTCAGCCTTGCGCCCGACCAACCGAACAGTCCAGACAAGACACCAGCAGCTGCAGAAGAGGTGGCAGAGTTTGTCGGAAAAGCCCAGGTGGGTGACTTCCGCGTTTCGGGCGATGCAGTTGTCTATACTGGTCCTGCAGAGTGGTCCTATCGCCGGTTCATCCTTCACTACGCTTATTTGGCCAAGGCGGCTGGTGGGATCGATGGTTTTGTCATTGGATCGGAAATGCGGGGGCTCACTCAAGTTCGGAGTGGTCCCTCCACCTATCCTTTCGTGGCTGCTTTGGTGCAGTTGGCCTCAGATGTGAAAAGTGTGCTCGGGCCAGAAACAAAAGTTACCTACGCTGCAGACTGGTCGGAGTACTTTGGCCATCATCCACAAGATGGCTCAGGGGACGTCTATTTCAACCTTGATCCACTCTGGGCTTCGCCAGCTGTCGACGCGATCGGTATAGATCTTTACTGGCCGCTGAGTGACTGGCGGGACGGCAATGAGCACGCTGATGCCGCAGCAGGTGTGCGCTCTATTTATGACCTCGATTACCTGAAATCCAACATTGCGGGTGGGGAGGGATACGACTGGTATTACGCAAGTGCCGAGGATCGCGTAAGCCAGATACGTACGCCAATCACGGATGGCCAGGGGAAGCCCTGGGTCTTCCGCTACAAGGATCTGAAATCCTGGTGGCTAAACGAGCATTACCATCGGCCGGGCGGGGCGGAACAAGACACTCCGACGGTATGGGTGCCGCAATCGAAACCCGTATGGTTCATGGAGATCGGCTGCCCGGCTGTCGACAAGGGGGCCAACCAACCGAACGTTTTCGTCGATCCGAAAAGTTCTGAAACATCTCTGCCGTATTTTTCTAACGGCAAACGCGACGATTTCATGCAACGCCGCTACCTTCAGGCTCTCATAGAGGCGTTCAATCCCGATCATGACGGGTATCGGGAGGGGCTTAATCCGATTTCGACCGTATACGGCGGGCCGATGGTGGATCCCAACCGGATACACGTTTACGCGTGGGATGCGCGACCGTATCCAATCTTTCCAGCCGATACGGAGGTCTGGGGGGATGGTGAAAACTGGCACCGAGGTCACTGGATTAACGGCCGGATTGCGAGCGCTCCCATTGCCGACCTTGTCGCCGAGATACTCAGTGACGCTGATTTTCGGGACTACGATGCCAGCGCGCTCTCGGGCATTTTACCCGGCTATTCTATTGATCGGGTGATGAGCCCGCGCGAAGCACTCCAACCTCTGGAACTCGCGTTTTTCTTCGATGCCGTCGAGAGTGGCGAGAGAATCGTTTTTCGTCATCGAGGTGCGACGACGGGCGTCCTGGAGGTCACCCCGGATGACTTGGTGGAAGAGCGGCCATATGCGGACCTGCTTCGTCTGACCAGAGGTCAGGAGACGGAGTTACCAGCTTCTGCAAAGATATCGTATTTGTCTGCTGCGAATGACTACAGGCAGGCCGTAGCGGAAGCCCGTCGGCTCGCGGGGGCAAGTGCTCGCGTTTCTCAGGCAGAACTTGCGGTGGTGCTTGAGGACGAGCAGGCCGCTGCCATTGCGGATGCTTGGCTATTCGAGACTTGGGCTGCGCGGGAACGAGCATCTTTTGTACTGCCGCCGAGCAAGCTCGCCATTGAGCCTGCTGACGTTGTGGCGTTAACGTGCGGCGGGCGCAAACGCCTGTTCAGAGTTAAGGAAATCGGTGATCGGGGCGCACGCGAAGTCGAGGCGTTGAGCATCGATCCTGCTATCTATATTCTCGGTGAGGGTAGTGCACGGACGGCGCGGAAATCTCCACCCGCACCTTCAGGGCAGGCCAGCGGCTATTTCCTGGATTTGCCGTTGTTGCGTGGGGATGAGCCCCCGCACGCAGCTTATTTCGCGGCGACGCAATTTCCCTGGCCCGGCGCGATTTCACTTCTCAGATCCCCATCCGATTCAGGATATGTATTGCAGGCCGTTGCAACAGCGCCAGCCACTGCAGGTGAGCTTCTCGATCCGTTGCCGCCGGGCCCGGTAGGGCGCTTCGACTGGAGAACTCGTTTTCGCGTGCAGCTGGACCATGGGGAGCTTGCTTCGGTCGAGGCGCTTCAGCTGTTATCCGGCGCCAATGTGGCCGCCATTCGGAATACGGCCGGCGAGTGGGAGATTGTGCAGTTCCAAGCCGCACAACTGATGGGGCCCAAAACGTACGAGCTTAGCGGCTTGCTACGGGGACAGGCGGGAACTGAAGTCGCTATGGACGGCGAAATTTTGCAGGGGGCTCCATTCGTCCTGCTCAATCAGGCGCTGGCGCGTATCGATCTTGCACCCGCTGATGTTGGTCTCGCATTCAATTGGCGGTTTGGCCCGGCAGATCAGGATCTTGGGCATCCGAATTACGCACAGATACAGCATACATTCCGCGGAGTCGGCCTCAGGCCGTATAGCCCAGTCCATTTGCGCGGCAAGAGATCTCGAAATGGCGATCTCGTACTGAGCTGGATTCGCCGCACGCGAGTTGGTGGCGACAGTTGGGAATTGAACGAGATACCCCTTGCTGAAGACGAAGAGCTTTACGACGTCGAAATTCTCGACGGCAATACGGTAAAGCGAATACTTTCCACGACGTCTCCGAGCGCGTTGTATTCAGCAGAGCTGCAAATGGAAGACTTTGGCGCGCCGCCGACCGCGGTGACCGTTCGGGTTTACCAGGTGAGCCGGGTTTGGGGCCGCGGTGCACCTTGCACGGCGCTCATCTGACTGCCTCTACCGCAACTTCCCTTCCCTGAAGCGTATTTGTCAGGAGGACTGTTCATGGAGCAGCCTGCATGGCTCAAGCATGCTTGGCTAGAGGCCGGCGTGCGCGAATCTCCCGGACCCGCCAGCAACGATCGGATTCTGCAATTCTTCAACGACGTCGGCCACAATGAGATCACCAGCGACGAGGTGGCCTGGTGCGCAGCTTTCGTAGGAGCTTGCCTCGAGCGCGCAGGGCAAGCGAGCACCCGCTCATTGCTGGCGCGCTCCTACCTCGAGTGGGGCACTCCGCTGCGGACGCCTCGGCTCGGCGCCATAGCAGTATTCAGTCGGGGCGCGGATCCTGGCCAGGGGCATGTGGGGTTCGTCATCGGCTCAGATGGGTCTCGACTTTTCGTTCTGGGAGGTAATCAGCAGGACGCAGTCAGCGTTCAGTCCTTCGATATGACGAAATTGCTTGGATTGCGTTGGCCTGCTGGAAATACTCCCCAATCCCCGCATCAGGACAACCTTTTCGAGCAGGCCCTTGCTCACGTGCTCGAGATGGAGGGAGGCTGGTCCAACGACCCTCACGATCCAGGAGGGCCGACGAACCGTGGGATTACGCTTGCTGTCTTCGCTGCATACAAAGGCGTAACTCTCACGGATGCCAATCGCGAAAAGCTAATCAGCGAGCTGAAAAACATCACGGCTTCGGACGCTCGCCCTATTTATCAGAAGCGCTATTGGGTGCCATCGCGCGCAGGCGAGCTTCCGGCGGGGCTCGCACTGATGCATTTCGATGCTGCCGTGAACCATGGCGTCGGGAATGCGGCACGCATGCTTCAGCAGGCCCTGGGCGTCGACGTAGACGGCGAAATCGGGCCCCAGACGCTCAACGCTGCCAGCTCCCAGCCGGTTGAGCGCACCGTCGAGACATACGCTGAAATTCGCCGCGCGCGCTATCGCAGTCTCGGCCACTTCTGGCGATTTGGCCGCGGCTGGTTGCGACGGGTCGACCGCACGCTCGAGGCCGCTCAGCGGCTGATCAACGCGCAAAACGAAACTTCTCCCCAACCCTACGCAGGAGGACTACCCATGTCAGAGCAAAGCAGCGCGACAGCCGGTAAATGGTGGGCCCACTCGATGACGGTCTGGGGCGCTCTGATCACCGCGGCTTCGACTGTTCTGCCGGCTCTTGGGCCAATATTCGGGTTCGATCTCACACCGGATCTCGTCAACGAGCTCGGTGACCACGTGACAGCGGTCGTTCAGGCCATAGGTGGTCTGATCGGTATCATCATGACGATCTACGGTCGCGTCCGGGCCACCACATCCTTGGAGCGGAAACAAGTCACGTTCCAGCTCTGA